GAGATACCCCCACAACTATAGGAGTAATACAATGAGCAATAAAGTAATAGCAAGACAGAAAATACTTAACGATATGCAAAATGAAGTTCGCAATATTATTTATGAAGATGATGTTAAGAACGCCCAACAAAGAGATGAGGTTGTAGCTTACTTTAAACAAGCTATGCAACTTAATGAGCAATGGGGTATTTTTGATGCTGGTGAGTATGAACATAACTTTGAAATGGAACAACTTAGAATAAATCCTGAATATAAAAGTCGAGCTATTGTTGAATCTAACTGGAGAAGAAAAAATGATAGACAGATTATACATAAAAGAAAAAGAAATATTTGATATTTTACCACCTTTTAAGAAGATCAGAGTTTATTCGATAACTTCAAAAAAGACAGGAATTGATATTCAATATTTTCCAACAGAATTACACAGTCTTAAAGATGTACAAAAAACTCTTGAAAAAATAGAAGGTCAGTATTTTACGGAATTTCTTAAAATTTTTGATAACAAAGGACAATAAAATGATAAAAACATCTACAAGAAAACAAAGATTTATTAGTGATCTTACAAGAACTGATAATTTTACTTATGAAGGAGCATCAGCTTTATTTGACTGGTTAGAAGATTGGAATATGGATACAAAAGGATTTGCCTATTATAATCCTGATGATATTTGTTATGAATATACAGAATATATCAGTATAAGTCATTTTATGAGTGATTATGATACTGATGATTGGCAAGTAAACAATATTGAAGATTTTTTTGAAATACTTGCAGAACATACACAAATTATCAAGATAGACGATCATCATTTTATAATACAAAATTATTAAATTAGGACTTCTGGCAAAGGATTGCCTTTTTTCTTGAAATATCTTTATTTTTACTATATAAAAAGGTATGCCAAAAATAGTAAACAAAGACGATAAAACAGCATCACTTATTAATCAATTATCAGGACTCGGTATTACACATCAACAAATTTGTGATATAGTCAAAATATCTAAACCAACATTATATAAATATTATAATGATGAATTACAAGAGGGCAAAGCACAGGCAAATGCTAAAATTGCACAAAATCTTTTTAAGATTGCAACAGGATCAGGCAGAGAGGCAGTAACAGCATGTATTTTTTGGTTAAAAACGCAAGCCCATTGGAAGGAAACAAATGTAATAGAAGTCAATGATAATACAGAAGAAAACGACAAATTTAAATCACTTATCAACGATATACGAAACATTAAGTTATCAAAAGAAGATAGCGATAAACCTACTCACTAATTGGTACGCAAAAGCCAGAAAAAGCCAAATTGTTATTGACCAAGATAAATATAATATTTATTTATTTCTTGCTGGTCGTGGCTGGGGTAAGACCTTAACAGGAGCATACGATATTGTGCAATATTGTTTGACCAATGAAAATGTAATTTGTGGTGTAGTGGCACCAACATACGGAGATTTAAAAAGGGTTGCATTTTCTGGTGAATCAGGACTTATAAATATCATTGATAAAAATCTATTAGATTCAACAGGATACAATAAATCTGCAAATGAAATACATTTTTTTAATGGAAGTAAAATTATTGGCTTTCCAGCAATCGAACCAGATAGATTAAGAGGAGTACAATTTCATAGGGTATGGTGCGACGAGCTGGCATCTTGGAGATATCCAGAAACATTTGATAATATTCTTATGGCATTACGACTTGGAAAAGATCCGAAATGTATTATTACGACAACACCAAGACCAATAAAAATAATAAAAGATTTGGCAAACAGATCAGATGTGAAGATAACCAGAGGGACAACATTTGAAAACATAGATAATCTTGCTCCAAGTGCTATCAAGATGTTAAAAGAACGATATGAAGGTACGACAATTGGTAGACAAGAATTATATGCAGAAATAATTGATATTAATGAAAATGCCTTATTTACTTACCAGAACATTGAAGAAAATAGAGTAGAACATAAACCAGAAATGCAAAAGATTGTTGTTGCTATTGATCCTGCTGTAACATCAAATAAAAATTCAGATGAAACTGGATTAATTGTAGCTGGTAGAGATTTTAATAATAATTACTATATTTTAGATGATAAATCTGGTATTTTTAGTCCAGATATTTGGATAAAAAAAGCAATTGAGCTATATTATCAATATGAAGCAAATAAAATTGTTTGTGAAGTTAATAATGGGGGTGATTTAATTTTGAAATTATTAAGAGTTCAAGATCAAATAGTACCTTATCAATCGGTTCGAGCCAGTCGAGGAAAAATGACAAGGGCAGAACCCATATCTAGCTTATATGAGCAAAATAAAGTTCACCATGTTGGACATTTTAAAGAGTTAGAGGAACAAATGTGCCAGTATACAGGTGAAAGTACAGAATCTCCTGATAGATTAGATGCTCTTGTTTGGGGTATAACTGCTTTACAGTCATCAGGAAATGCTGTTTTTAATATAAACTAGGGAAAAAAAATGGGATTATTTGACAAATTTTTTAAAACAAACGAGAAATTAGAAACAAAACAAGCTCCAAAACTTTATTTAAATCAGATCAATGCCTACGAAAGTAAATCTATCAAAGATTATAAAGCATTTAGTAAAGACGGATATCAAGAAAATGCTATTGTTTATAAGTGCATCAACTTGATTTCGACAAATGCAAGTGCAGTTCATCTTAATTTGTTTGATCGAAACAATATAAAAATTGATTCACATGAAATGTTGTCATTATTGAAAAGACCAAATCCTTTACAATCTGGTGTTGAGTATTTTCATTCTCTGATAAGTTATTTATTGATATCAGGAAACAGTTATATGCTCAAAGACACAGAAGGAATGACAAAACCAAAAGAATTGTATTTATTAAGACCTGACAGAATTAAAATAAAAGCTGGTACATCTTATCTTGCTGATGAATATCAGTATATTATTAATGGTCAAATATTGAACAAATACCCAGTCGATCAGGTATCAGGTTATTCAGATATAAAACACATTAAATTATGGAATCCTTTAGATGATTTCTACGGATTATCACCAATTATGGCAAGTGCGTATAATGTAGATCAACATAATCTTGCTGGTCTATCAAATCTTGCTTTATTGAAAAACGGTTGCATGCCAAGTGGTATGTTGAAATTTATGCCAAAAGATGAAACTGGACAAAGTACAACTTTAACAGATGAACAAAGAGCAAGAATATTAGAAGATTTAGAATTTAGATTTAAGGGTGCAAAAAATTCTGGTCGTGTCATGTTAGCAGAAGGCGATTTTGATTATCAAAGTATGGGATTATCGCCAAAAGACATGGACTTTTTAGAATTGATTAATATGAGTGCCAGAGAAATAGCATTGGTTTTTGGTGTCCCAGCTCAAATGGTTGGCATTGCAGATCAAACATACGCAAATGTAGCAGAGGCAAGATTATCTTTATACGAAGAAGCAATTATTCCTTTACTCAAAAGAATTGAATCTGATTTAAATGAATGGTTGGTCAATTTTTATAATGAAGATTTAAGGCTTGAATACGATATAGATTCTATACCAGCTATGGCAGAGAAACGCAGAAAAATCTACGAGAATGTTAATACAGCAGTTAATTCAGGGATTATCACTAGAAACGAAGCAAGAGAACGACTTGGACTAGAACCAATTAATGGTGCTGATAGTTTATTAGTACCAGCAAATCTTTTTCCATTAGGAGAAACCGAAGACAGTAACGAAGAAGCTGATGATGAAGATAAAAATTTTGAGGACTTTGACCTTTTATATGGTACAAAAGAAGAAGTCAATAAAGACACATTTACAACAGAAGAAGAGGCAAGAGAACGAGCAGAAGAACTGGGTTGTAATGGTATACATAGTCATTCATATTTAGGTGGACAAACAGTTTACATGCCTTGTGAAACACATAGAGAATACGAAGAAGCATTAGGTGATGCAAATAAAGCTCTATCTGATTTAGATTTGAAACCAACTGATGCTATGGCTAAAGAAGCACAACGAGGTCTTGATTGGCGAAAAGAATTTAAAAGGGGTGGAACACAAATTGGACTTGCAAGAGCAAATCAACTTGTTGACAAGGAAAATTTATCACCAGATACCGTTCTACGAATGTATTCCTTCTTTTCAAGACATGAAGTAGATAAACAAGCAGAAGGATTTAAAGTTGGTGAAGAAGGTTATCCAAGTAATGGTAGAATAGCTTGGTCATTATGGGGTGGAGATGCTGGTTTTTCTTGGTCTAAAGCACGTAGAGATGAAATTTTGCGTGAAAGGGAAAAATCTTATCATACTGACAAAGAAGAAGATGAAGAAGAAAAAGGTGCATACGGACTTACAGATACAGTCGAAAAAGGTTTACGAGAAAAGGTAAAAGATCATAACGATAAGTACGGTAGTCAAAAAAGTAAAAAAGTAACACTTGGAATGTTGGCATCATCATTTAAAAGAGGAATTGGTGCATACCGTACAAATCCGTCATCAGTTAGACCAGCAGTGAGAGCATCAGGTGGAGAGGATCGCTGGGCATACTCAAGAGTCAATGCCTTCTTATATGCAGTAAGAACTGGTCGCTTTAGATCAGGTAAATTTGATTTAGATTTACTTCCGAAAGGACACCCATTGAGTACCAGAAAATGAGTTATAAATTTGGCAACGGATCTAAAAAAAATCTTGGTACAGTAGATATCCGATTACAAGAGGTTTGCCAACATGCAATATTTATTTCACCGATTGATTTTGGTATTACAGAAGGACTACGATCAAAGGAAAGGGCTATTCAATTATTAGAAGAAGGTAAATCAAAATTAGGTGATAAATCAAAACATTGTTTGGGACTTGCAGTAGATATTGTTTGTTATGATGAACAACATAAAATTACATGGGAGATTCCATATTATGAAGAAGTAGCTACATGTTTTGATATCGCAAGAAAAAAGGTAGGTGTTGATATGCGTTGGGGTGGTAATTGGAAAGTAAATCAATTTAAATTAGATCCAAATAATAAGTTTGTAGATGCTGTTCATTTTGAATTAGTATAAGGTTATGGAAAATACAAAAGGCGGCAACTTTTCACAAGTTGGCAAAATACAAACAGATGATTTTGGTAATATTCTTCAATGTCCCTATTGTTATTCGACACATCTAATTAAATGTGGCAATGACGGTAAAACAAAAAATTCTCCACAAAGATTCAAATGTAAGGCATGTGGCAAAAAAACTGTCAATCCAAAGGTATCAAAACAATACGAAGTAGAAAATCCATTTGAAGAACAAGAATATACAACAGAAGAATTGATAGATAAAAGAATTGAAGTTTTTAAAAGACGAGAAAAAAAAGAATTAAATGAAGATTTTTTAAATATCAAAATTAGTGATTCAAAAGCCATGGGCTTATACATAATGGGAGATCCGCACATTGATGATGACGGAACAGATATGCCAGCAATATTAGAGCATTTAGAAATTACAAATAAAACAGAAGGTATGTATGCTTGTAATGTTGGAGATTTACAAAACAACTGGGCAAGAAGAACTAAACTAGAGGGATTATGGGCAAAACAGTCGACAACAGCAGAACAGTCTTGGCAACTTACTGAATGGTTATGTCATGCCACAGATTGGTTATTTATTGTTGCTGGTAATCATGATATGTGGTCAGGAACTGGTGATCCGTTAAAATGGATTATGAAACCTTTGAAAACAACTTACGCGGCACATTCCATAAGACTTAAATTAAAATTACCAAATCATGAAATAAGAATTAATTGTGCTCATGAATTTAGAGGACACTCAATTTATAATACAGCTCATGGAATTGTAAGACATGCCATATTCAATAATCGAGATCATTTACTTATTGCTGGACATAGACACATATCAGGATATATGCCACTTAAAGATGCCGATACGGATATTACCATGCATTGTTTACAGGTTGGTTCTTACAAAAAATATGATGATTATGCAAAACAGTTAAATCTACCAAACAAAATGATGTCGCCATGTGCTGTTGCAGTTTTTAATACAAATGTCAAAGACACACACCCAGATTTTGTTAAAATATTTTGGAATGTAAAAGAGGGAGCAGATTATCTGACTTTTTTAAGAAATGAAAAAGGGTAGACTTTATATTGTTGACTGGATAGATCACACAGGAAATGCTGGTTGGATTGAGGATATTGATATTGAAGAACCAGTCAAATGCCGAACAGTTGGCTGGTTCATAACGGAAACAGAAACATCATACAAAATTGCTGATACCATTTCAACAGAAGATGATATTGCTGGGTTATCTGTTATAATTAAATCTTGTGTAACTAATATCCAAGAATTAATTATAGATGACGAAGGCAGAAAAAAAACATCTTAATAAGGTTGCCAGTTTAGGCTGTATTGCATGTCGACAAATGGGATATTTTGGAACACCAGCAGAAATACATCATATCAAAGGTAAAAATATGATGAGCAAAAAATCTAGTCATTTTGAGGTTATACCTTTATGTCCGTATCATCACAGAACATCTAATGAAGCATATCATCATTCACCTAAAAAATTTACAGAGAAGTTTGGAACACAAGAATATTTATTGGAATTAACAAATGAGTTATTAAAATGGCACTCCGCATAGATATAAGAAAAGATTACAGAGAACAATTACGATTATTGATAAGATTATCAAAAAATTTAAAACGCAAAATAAGTGGTTTATTTAATAGATATTCAAAAAGAGCATCAGCAGAATTTAAGGATAACGAAGAAATATCTCAAGAATATTATTTAGAATTTAGTAATGAATTCATAAATATTATGAGAAGGCATTATCGTGTTTGTATTACAGAACAGTATGAACGAATGACACGAATGAGAACAAAACAAGAAGAACCTCTTGAAGATGTAATCGAAGCATACATTACATTAAGATTAGGTGCAGAAATATCACAGATAAACAATACAACAAGAAAAAGGATTATTGCAGTCATAAGGAATGGATTGTTAGTAGGTGATTCAATACCAGATATTGCAAACAGTATAGAAAAATCATCTGCATTTTCATCAGCAAGAGCAACATTAATTGCAAGAACCGAAACTCATAGTGCTATGGGATATGGTTCAAATGAGATTGCAAAAACATTAAATTTTAAAAGACCTCAAAAAATATGGAACGCGGCTCTTGACATAAGAACCAGAGATTGGCATAGACAAACAAACGGACAAACAAAAAATGCAGATGAAAAATTTGAAATAATAACACCCCAAAAAGGTGGATCGTCATTTGTAGCATTATTGGACTATGCTGGTGATCCAAACGGTGGTGCTTTGAATGTGATTAATTGCCGTTGTTTTGTAACACACTATGATGACGAAGACGAAATCATTGACATTGTTTAATGAAATGTTTCGTTATCTCTATCCAATATCTGTTCTTTTGCTTCGTCAGATGCCATTTTTAAAAGCATCTCAACCTCTTTGAAATTAGGTGCAAAATTAGCAATCTGTAATAAACTATACTTTATTAGACAAAAAGAATATATTCTAACATCTATATTTTTTCTCTTAACTCTTTTTGCAAGTTTTTGTAGTTCAGATTCAATGTAACATTCATCTTCGTAAGTTCTTTTTATTTCTTCTTCGGTCATTCTACAATCTCAACATAACATGGATTCAATCTTGAATTACCACAAATATTGTTTGCATGTGCATCATTAGATGAAAATATAAAAAACAATTGTATCGAAATAACAATACCAAAAAATACACCCATTATTACAAGTAACATATCTTCTCTTTTCATAAAAATCTCCTTTTAGTCTTTAATTCTTTTAAGTAAAACAATATTAATAATTATTAATGAAATAATTGTTATAAATATTAATGTATTCATCAAAACCCCCTTTTTTTATATTTTATCATTTTATTAGATATTTAACCTTGTCTTTATCTAGTTATTTAATTATATGATATTTTAAATATAATGTCTAATTATTTATTAATCAGTATAATCTCTTGCTAATAACATTGTCAGCATGGTAGACTTGAAAAAATTGACAAATGGAGATTTTTATGCCTATTCCGAAACCTAGAACTGGTGAAAAAGAACAGGATTACATGAGTAGATGTATGTCAGATCCAACAATGGTGAGTGAATATGGTAGAAATCAAAGAACGGCAGTTTGTATTGCTCAATACAGGGGGAAAAGCGATATGGAAAATGAATACGATTTTTTAGACCTTGAATGTGAATATAAAGAAATTGAAACAGATGAAGACGGATCATTTGAGGGATACGCATCAGTATTTAATAATAAAGATTTAGGTAATGATGTAATCAGAAAAGGTGCTTTTCTTAAAGCAATGCACGACAAAAAACCAAGACAAATAAAATTATTATATCAACATAAAACAGATGAACCGATTGGTGTCATTGATGACCTTAAAGAAGATAACAGAGGATTACTTGTAAAAGGTCGTCTTGCTATGAACACACAAAGAGGTAAAGAAGTATATGAGCTTATGAAAATGGGTGCTTTAGATAGCATGAGCATTGGATATAAATTAACACCAGACGGTTATAAATATGATGATAAAAATAAACGCAGAGTAATCAAAGAAATTAATTTAATGGAAGTGTCAATGGTTACATTTCCAATGAATCCAAAAGCTAAGATAACCAAAGTTAAATTGGCGGATATGAACACAAGAGAACTTGAAGAATACCTACGAGATGTCGGTGTAATGTCAAGTGCTGTTGCGAAACAAACTGCAAATATACTTTACAAGTCTTATCAAGATCAAGATTTGTTAGAGCAACGAGATGTTGTTGATAGTGTAGAGCAATTAATTAATGTAATTAGAAATTAGGAGTAATTATGTCAGATGAAATTAAGAATGTCATAGACGAACTCGGAAATTCCTTTGAAGAATTTAAAAAGGAAAATAAAAGTCGTTTAGACGAAATTGAAAAGAAAGGGCATGCTGATCCTCTTTTAGTTGAAAAAGTAGATAAAATGGCTGATGCTGTTGCTGAAAATGCAGAGTTAAAGCAAAATATCGAAATTCAAGCTAAAAATTTAGAAGAAGCTAATGCCAAACTTGAAAAACTTGAAACTGCTTTATCAAGACCAGAAAGCTCAAAAAGTGAAGATGTCAATATGCAAATGAAAGCATTTGGTAACTGGTTAAGAAAAGGCGAAGTTGATCCTGATGAGAAAAAAGCACTTTATGAATCAGACGACACATTAGGCGGATTTTATGCCCCAGCAGAATATGTTGCTGATCTTATTAAAGGTGTAACAGAAATTTCACCAATCAGATCAATTGCAAGAGTTAGATCAACCTCTAACAGAGGAATTGAAATACCAAAAAGAACTGGTCAATTCTCTGCTTCATTTGTAAATGAAACAGCGACCAGATCGGAAACAACAGGCTACACTACTGGGCAAATGCAAATTGATGCTCATGAAATGTATGCCCTTGTTGATATCTCACAAGCTATGCTTGAAGATTCAGCTTTCAATTTAGAGAGTGAAATGGGTACTGAATTTGCAGAACAATTTGCAAAAGCAGAAGGTACATCATTTGTTTCTGGTGATTCAATTGGTCAGCCACAAGGCTTTACAGACAGCACAGCAGGGGTTGGTTCTACAAATTCTGGTTCTGGAAGTGCTTTAACAGCAAATGGTTTATTAGATTTAGTATATGCTATTAAATCTGATTACCTTTCAAATGCTAGATTTGTAATGAACAGAGGGACATTTGGTTCTTTGTTAAAACTTGAAGACGGCGAAGGTCAAAAGATATTCCATGTTGGTATGCAATTAGTAGGTGGAGCACCAAGTACAATTCTTGGTTACCCTTATGTACTTGCAACTGATATGCCAGCAATTGCTGGAAGTGCAAAACCAATCGCATTTGGTGATTTTAACAGAGCATATACAATCGTTGATAGAGTAAGTATGTCAATACAAAGAGATCCATTTACACAAGCGGCAAGTGGTAACATTCGTTATCTAGCTCGTAAACGTGTAGGTGGTGCAGTTGTATTAGCTGAAGCTATCCGTTTACAAAACATTTCAGCATAAGGGGGCTAATATGAGAGATATTTCAAATCGTACAAAGGCAGTAACATGCCAAGATGCAAAAGTCTTCACTGCGGACGCAAACGGTACAACAGTTGATAGACAGGGCTTTGAATCAGTTATGTTTGTTGTAAATTCAGGAATCGAAGGAGATACACTTTCAGGTTCAGTCAAATTTGACTTTATCCTTGAAGAATCTGCTGATGATGCAACATTCAGCGCTGTTACAAGTTCTACATCTGTAACTGAAGGTTCAGTTGATTCTTCTGGAATCTTCTTAACTTTAGATGCCAACGGCGAAACCCCGCAAACCAGTCAAATCGGTTATATCGGTGGTAAGCGATATGTTCGTGTCAAGATTGATGCAACTGGAACCCATTCAAATGGTACACCAATAAGTGTACAAGCAATTTTGGGTAATCCAATCGACAGTACAGACGCGTAATTGCGTCGACATGGAAGGTGTAAGAGTTGGCTCATTGTTCTTGCACCTTCTTTTTTAAGGAGTAAATTATGAAAATTAAAATGGTAAAAGATACATTAGGAAGTTCAAATAAAAGTGGTAATCAGGTAAGAGTTTATAAAGCTGATGAAATATTAGATTGCACAGATCAATGGCAAAAAGATTTGGCAAATGTATTCTTACATGATGAAAGTGCCATTGAAGTAAAAATTGACGCACCTAAAGAAACCAAAAAAAAGAAAGTAGTTAAAAAGAAAACAAAAAAGTAGGTAATCATGACAAGGTCGATTGATTCATCATTTAATACACAGATTACCAGTAATTCAATACGACCATTTTTTGCTATCAAACTCGGATATCAGTCAAGTGAATTAAGACTTTGGACTGGTTACAATGACATAAGGATTGATAATCAGGTTTACACAGGATCAGGATTATTGATGTCTTTTTCTAATATTTCTGAATCAGCAGATACAAAGGCAACAGGATTACAATTTGTCTTATCTGGACTTAATGATTCAGTATTAAATGCATCTCTAAGCGAATTAGAGCAGAATATACCAGCTTTATTGTACTTTGGGGTACTTACTACTACATCTAATGAAACAGTAGTCGTAGATAGCCCATATAAGCTGTTTGAGGGCTTTTTAGATGTTGCTAATATAGATAACAACGGAGAACAGGTAAATATTGAATTTAGACTTGAAAATAAACTTATTATATTAGAAAAACCTAATGATAAAAGATACACCGATCAAGACCAAAAACAACTATTTCCAAATGATAAGGGACTTGAGTTTGTAACCTCTATTCAAAATAAAGCGATTGCTTGGGGTGGGGGTGGTAAATAATGGGATTTTTTAAATCTGTTTTTAAAAGTATCACAAATTTTGTCAAGTCAGATATTGTATCAAGGGCAATATTTGTAGCATCTGGTGGTAACCCAGTTGTCCAAGCTATTCTTACGGTTGCTGTTATTGCTGTTGT